TAGGTGTTTGATTTCTTATTTTCATTCATGACTTTCTGTAAAACATTTAATCCTTTCGGGGAAACCTCTACTGTTAAATCTTGAGCAATATGCTCTGCAACTGTTTCAGTATTAGGATTAGCTATATCAGCTTCTTTCTCTGCTTCGTCTTTATATATTTTATTCGTTCTAGTATTTCTCAACACTACTGTTGTAGTACAATCTATTTTTAAAATATCATTATCCATTTTCTTGTGACCTGTCTATTAAAGCATAACTTATCAGACCTTGTATTTTATTACTGCCTGTAGCTGCTGTTACTGTTATAGCATCTCCTGCTTCTAAATTCAAGCCTTGAGGTGAAGCATTTACTTGTGATTTAGCCGCTAAATCATCGCGAAAAAATTCATACTCAGTATTTGAATCAGACGAGTCAACAAAATTCATGTTTACTAAAATAGCTGATGATGCATCGTTGTTTGCACAATAAATACTTTTAACTATAATTGCTCCATTAGTAGGACAAGTAAGTACCGTTGCTTTAGCCGTATCAGCTTGTTTAAAACCTTGATTTTTATATTGTATAGTCATTAAGATAAAAAGTAGTTATATGCATCCTGTTCTTCTTTTAAATCATTTTGAAAAGAAAAATTAAGTTGATTTTGTAGAGTAGCTAAAGCCTCTAATATTTGTCTTTGATTTTCTACTTCATAGTCTTGTTTTGGTTCAGGTATATATGCAGTTATTTTAGCCATTATCTTCTCCCATCTGGTTTAGCATCTAATCGCAATGTTCCGTAACGCCAAGTTTCGCCTATGGCATCATTTTCTATTTTAAGTGCTACTAGTCTTCCTCTAGCACGTGTATCTATTTTATCAGTAGATGAAGTTACTGTAAAGGGCCCTAGAGGTGAGCTTGCAGCTATATCATTTGGATAATTATTTATTAACAAAGTAATTTTTGAATTACCAGTAAGCACTTGAAAGTCTGGTATAAATCTTTTAACTGACATTATATATTCACCATCTCCTTGTAAATTAGCAATATTATTAGAATTAGTAATGTCAAAATCACCTGATTGTATAAAGGCGTCAATTGAGGTTGTACCAGAACTATTGACTTGATCGGTTCCGATTTCATGAGCATAGTAAATTGATGCACCATAAGTTGCTGTTATACCTTGAATTGGAAAGTTAGGTAAAGAAGTTGGATTGTATTCCGTTGCATAAGGCAAATCAAAAAGTCCTTGATCTATATAACTAGTTCTAGCTAGGGATGAGGTAGTCCAACAATTTTCTCCATAATTATATGTTACGCATCTATTAATTTGTTGAGATCCAAACTCAGGATAAAACCAATTAATTTCATTATACAATGTGTTGTGTTCTGCATAAACCAATTGATTTGAACTCTGGTTAAGTCCTAAATTATCTCCTGTTGTAGTAAATACAAAATCTTCTACTTCACAAGGAATAGATTTTACGGTACCATCAAACATAAAAAATCCACCTTCACCAGACATCCAAAATACAATACCATTAGAATAACTAAGCGCGTTTTGTCCAATTAATCCACAGTTAGATCCAACTTGCCTAATGGAGAAAGTAAATGGTGGTCCAACAAATTGAATTACATAAGCAGAAGTATCTGTCAATACTAGTGTGTAATCTTTACCAGACACTGCGCCAATAATTTCGTTACCTTTATCTAATCTAAATGTTCCTGCAGTGTTAGTTGCTGTTGGTTGATATACGTTAAAATTTTCTTGATCAGAAAATCTAATGAACATTGGATCTTGTGTTGTTGTATCACCTATTGTTGTTTCTGTTCCAAAATGAAATACATGTCTATCTCTATCAGAAACTTGAGTTAATCTTGTTTTAGTTGGAGCACCAGACATAACGGTTGCTCTGTTTGCTCTAGGATTTGCTGCGCCTGCATTCCAAGTAAAAGTTTTACCATTATGAATTGTTGCAACAAGTATTTGACCAAAATTATCTAAAGACCATAAACCTGGATCTAGAACTACATTACTTGTTGCACTTGCAGTCCCCCATGTTCCAGTATTCCATGTATCCGTACCCCAACCTAAACCTGCAGTTTGAAACGTTGGACCTACTATTTCATATGGATCAATCTGTGCAGAACCGGTTCCCGATGTACTTCCAGCTGAATTAGATGGCATAGTAATCTGAAAAGTGTTTGCAGTTTTATTTAATACTTCAAAAGTGTTTCCAGTAAAATCAGTTGTTGCATAACCTGAACCTGTTGGAACCGTAACAGATGAAAATGTTATGTATCTTCCATTTAATAATCCATGACTAGTTTTGTTAACTGTAACTGTTGCGGATCCTGACGTCGCATCAAAGGTAGCTCCGGTAATAGAACCATCGGGATCTATTGGAGATATATCAAAAAAATTACCTTCATAATATAAAAACAAACCTTGTGAAGTTCCTATAGCTACATATTTTTCACCATTTATAGCTGCAAAAGCATGTTGTGCTCTTGCTACACCAGGCAATGTATTATTAGAATCAGTAAGCTGACTCCAACCACCTATTTTTTCAGGTAATCCATATCTAAATCTAACAAAATCGCCATCAACCCATTGAGACTCGGCCCCTGAATCTGTGACCATTTTATTAAAACCAGGTTTAAAATTAAGTTTTTGTAACATAATTATTCAAATATTATAAAGGAGACAGTGAGTGGTATGTGGTGGATCACTGCCTCCATTATAATATACTACCTTTTAAACCAAGATGGAAGTCCTAAATGTGGTCTTTTGTCAAACATATTTTCTTTAGACCCATAAGTTTTACGATTGTTATAATGTAAAAAGACTTGTACGCATTCTTTACCTTTAAATTTTTCTCTCCAATGTTCTAACTCACAGCCAGAATAAACCAACATATCTCCTGGTTTTAAATCTACTTTAACACCTTTCATACCTTCTTTTCCAGATGGCTCTAAATATATAGGCCAGTCATCACCACCAAGATTCATAGTAGTAGATATCTCACAACTAAATCTATCTTTGTGTCTTTTAAGTTCATCACCTTTTTTATAAATTCGTGCATAAGTATAAGCCGGATATAATTTTAATCCTGTTGCTTTTTCCATACCTGGTTGGCATTTAAGTAATAAAGTTTCCATAGCCATGTTAGCGTATTGGGAATATGTATTTGGTATCTGTTCATTTTCTCCTTCATAATAACCTAATATGTTTTCAAACGGCGAAAAGTATCTTGCTTGTCTACAAGTATCATAAACTTGTTTTTGCATTAAAAAATAATTTGCAACAAAAGATGCTAGGTCTTTTGATATAGCTTTTCTGATCACTGTGTATTTATTTTTTTTAAAGCTCATATTAATTAATTTTAGTGACTGTAAAAGCCACGGTTAATCTAGGCTCATTTGTTTTATTTTTAGGAACAAAATGTATTAAGTCATCTGGAAAAAATAAAATATCTCCTTCTTTAATTTCTGGTGATTCTAAATTTTCAAAAGATGTTTTTGAATGTTTTTTTGGATTAAATATTAAATAATGAACTGCCGTTAATCCACCATTCCCTTCGTGATGATGAGGTTCTTGGTATTGTTCTTTTTTATAATAATTATACCATATGTCACTTAAATGATATTTATCAATATTATATTTTTTAGAAACTTTAATAACTAACTTTTCATATTTTTTTCTTAAAAAATCATAATTAATTAAATGAACATTTTTATCATCATCGTGCACGACGTGACAATTACAATTCCATCTATTTTTATTTGGATACAAACTGTAATTCTTTTCTATATTTGCAATATTATTTTCTACAAATTTTTTTGTCCATTTTAAATTGGTTTTGTAAAATATATTATTAAACATCTTTAGCCATTTCTTTTGGCACAGCTTGTATGTTCCAATGTATAAACCTAAACGGCTCTTTACCAAAATCTACTGCAAATTCATGTTCTAAAAATCCTGGAAAGATAATTAATGTTCCAGGTGTAGGTTTATAGTTTACAAGTTCTTCACCAGGCCATATACCTTTTTGATTTGGTTTCATTTTTAATTTTGTAGCACGAGCACCTGTCCTAGGTTCGTGAAATATAGGGTATGATGTTTTATCGCTACACTTTAAAAAATAAAAACCTGATACATGTTGGTTCCAATGTACATGTGCTGAATGATGACCACCACCTTTTTTAGCAAACTCTTGTACCCACATTTCACTAAACATAGTTGTGTATTGCTGCATATCAAACCCTTGATGATCTAAATACTCCCAAGACTTTTGACCAATGTAATTTCTAAAATCTAAAAAGTCATTGTCTCTAGTTAGTGGTGTTGAATGATATGACCTTCCAAAATCACCATGTTCTTTTATAAATTTTTTTTCTCTGTTTCTTGAATCTTTAATATATTTATTAGATGCTTTGTTTAATGATTTTACAAACTCTGGTTTTTGTTCTGACCAAATGGTCGTGTTAAAATAATTATTTATATACATTATCTAAACGGCTTTCCTAAATGCCAGACAACAAGACTATATCTTGTGCCTGATGTTACAGGTTTAACTCTATGCCATACAAAAGAAGGAAACACAATAATAGATCCCTTAGGTAAAATCTCTTTTGCTTTTTTTAAATGTTTAGCTTCATCTCTCATATGTGGATCGTAGTTTCTAAAATCAAATTCTAATTCACCGCCTGTGTATTCTGAGCCATCTGTTAACTGACAAGTCATGGATAGTTTTCTAATTTTTCCGTGTTCTGGATTGTTTGGATCTTTTTTGTCATAAGGTTTATCCCAACTATCACAATGCCAATCGTAATATTGATTGTGTTTATATTTTGTAAATTGACAAGACTCGCTTCTTTCCCAATCAAAATTCCAACCTGCTCTTGCATTTGCTTCGTGAACGTACGGATGTAATTCTTTATATATCCAAGTATCATTAAGCCAAACTAAATCTGACTTTCTTTTTATTTGCATATTTTTAACTTGGTCTTTATTTAATTTTTTATTTTCATAACCACCTGTTCTAGCCATAACTTCTTTTTGTTGATTAGCATAAGCTAT